AAACATTCAAGAGTTTATTAATACTAGTGAAGCAGAAGATAGAATTAATATTCGAGAGATTATGAAAGCATATAATAAAATCGATGAAACTTTAAGAAAAGGAATAGATCAAGGTCACGTAGACGTAGGAGTATTAAGTAAGCAGCTATTAATTTTGTATGTAAGATTTGATCAAGCTGCAGATAAGGCCGAAGCTAAAGGACCAGAAGGATTTTATCAAGTGCCAACTACTACAGGCACAGAACGTATTGAAGGCGCTCCTCGAGGATATGATGTAGAAGTTAAAACTAAAAACAAAAAGAGAAAAACAGCAGCAATAAGAACAATTGCAGAAGAAGTCAGACGTTTATATATAATGTCAAAAGCAGTAGATCAACTAGACAACGATACAGTAAAAAGATTAAAAGGTGATAAAAAAGAAATTATAAGAGCTGCGCTTGATGAATATTTTGAAGGAGGTCAAATTGCTCATAGTATCGAAAAAACAAAAACTGTTGATATTATAACTGGTGAAGGCACTCAAAAAATAGAATTAGATAGTAGAACAGATAATAGAGCTAAAGGATTAATTAGTAGACTTATAGGTATAGGGAGAGGACAAGCTATAAATAAAAAACTTGAAGACGATACGTTAGCAAGTTTAATGAAAGAATATGGAGATCAGTTTACACAGATAACAGGATCAAGACCTCTTGAAAAAGAAATAGTAGATCAAATTATGACTCTTGCTACAGGCAAAGAGAAAAAGAGTTGCATCACCTGTAAAAACAAAACTTTCTACAGCAATTTCAACAGCTATTGTAGCTCAACAAGTTGCTAAAAAAGGATTACCTCGTCTTGTTGCTTCACCTAAAAAAGATAGAGGAGAATCTGGTAGAGGAGATCCTCGTAATAGAGATATAAATAAGCTGAGAATGAAAATAAATCAGCGACTACCAGCAGAAGTAAGAAGAAATATGGGGAGACCTGCACTTAGAAATCAAACAGGTAGGTTTTCAAATAGTGTAACACTAACAGAACTAAGGCAAGGGCCGAAGACACTAGTAGGAAAATACACTTATATGTTAAGTCCTTACGAAACTTTTGAGAACGAAGGACCAAGACAATGGCCAACAGGGTATAATCCCAAAACTCTCATAACAAAGAGTATAAGAAATTTGGCAATGCAACATACAGAACAGAAATTTACACTTAGGAAAGAATAATGCCAGAATATAGAACAGCAAGAAAGAAAATAGCAGTCTCTTTAGCAGAGAAGCTAAAAGAAATTGATGGCAGTCACCCTTTCAAAACAAATGTATTTGAAAATGTGACATCAAAAATGTTATTCTTAGATGAAATAGAACAATATCCTAAAGTGTGCGTAGTCGCAGGAGATGAAAGTAGACAGTACTTACCTGATGGCTACAAATGGAGATTTTTAACTTTAACAGTAAGAGCATATGTTCACAATGAAGATGATGCTCAAGAAGAACTTGCATTATTGCTCGAAGATATCGAAAGGATTATTGACGAGAATGATGCTTTAGTGTATGATGACACTGTGAATCCGAGTGAATCAACAACTTCATTAACAATTGAATCAATTGGTACTGATGAAGGAGTAATTCAACCTTTAGGTATCGGTGAAATGGTAGTCGAAGTACGATATTAGGAGACGAAGACGCTCATTAATATGACGCGGAATCCTTTCCAAAGAAATAAATAGGAGAAAGCAATGGCTTTAAATCTATCGAGAAATACCAAAGTATTTGTTAGTACCGTAAACGGTGTTAAGGCAAGTAGTGGTACTGGAGGTTTGATAGCTGTGGATACTGTAACCGCAGGTACTGGGCACGCAGTAGGTGATGTTATCACTTTAACTGGTGGATCAGGCTCTGGCTCTAAAGTAATTGTTACGGCAGTTAATTCAGGAGCAGTTACTAAAGTAGCTGTAATGAATAACTTTAGAGGTTCAGGACACTCAGATGGTCAAGCATTTACACAAAGTGCAACAACAGGATCAGGCACAAATTTTGCTTGTGCGGCTGATGGTGTTAGTACAGCAGACACAACTTTTGATGGTGCTAGAACTGCACTCGGTCTTTTCAAAGGAAACGAAAGAGACGCAAATACTTTTAAAATTGGTGTATTAGATGGTTATAGTTTTTCCCAAGCAAACGAGAGTACTGATGTAACAATCAGTGAAGCTGGTTCAGCTCCAAACAGGGGTTCAAAGAGATTCAATGACTCTTTAGCACCTGCAGAGTGGTCTTTCCAAACATATGCAAGACCATTTAAACATGGAACTAATAGTTTCAGAGCAGCTAATACTATGGACTATGCAGAAAATATTCTATGGGCAGCGTTGTCAGGACAGACAATGACTACTGCAGATAAAGATACTAATAGTGGTGCAACTACTAATTCAGGTATTACATATACTGCTTCAACAGCTGATGTAGATTTTCTAGCTTCAGATGCTCACGAATTGCTAAAACTACAAATCTATTTTGCACTAGAAAATACAACTTACAGACTTAATGAATGTCAAGTTAACCAAGTAGAGATTGATTTCTCTATTGATGGAATTGCAACCTTAAGTTGGTCTGGTAATGCAACAAGTATCGACCAATTAACTGATTCACAAGCAGGCGCTATAGAAGATCCTTCTAAAGCAAATGAATTTACTGTATCAGGCTCAGGAAAAGCATCAATCACTACAAGTGTAGAAAAATTCAACTTTGTTGATGTTAGTGGAACAAACGATGCAGATTATCTTAGAAATAAGTTATCAGCATTGACTCTTGCTAACGCAGTACAAGGTGGAGGAGCATCTGCAGGTGGTTTAGATGCAGTTGCAAATTATGACATCAGTATTATTGGCGGGTCTATAACAGTAGCCAATAATATTACTTACTTGACTCCAGAAACTCTTGGAATTGTTGACCAACCTATTGGTTCATTTACAGGAACAAGACAAATTTCTGGAACACTAAATTGCTATCTTGATACAAAATCTAATGGTTCTAATGAATTATTAAAGAATTTATCAGCAGCAACAAACTTAGTTACTAACTCATTTGACATGAGTTTATTTATGGGTGGTGGATCTTCTGCTACTCCTGTGATTGAGTTTGATATACCAAAAGCACATGTACAGATACCTGTCATTGAAGTAGCAGATGTTATTTCAACAAATATCGAGTTCATGGCTCTAGGTAGTAACCTATCAACAGGTGACGAAATGGTGGTTAAAGCTAAAGGCGCTAAAGTCTTTAGTGAAGCTGGGTACGCCAAAACTGGTAGTAGCGCAGTATAACCATGTCGGAGTTTAACTTTCTTAGAGAAAGCCAACTCCACATATTACATGGGAGTAATCGATACAATGTAAAGATTACTCCCAACCTTTCGTTCTCACAAACATTTGCCGAAGACGCATACGAAGTAAAGACTTTGCACGATCAAACGAAAATGTTTTCAGGAACGAGTATAACAAAAGCAAATCCTGCCAATTTTAGCTTTGAAGTTCATCTAACAAAAGAGAAAGATGAAAACATCGTGCTAGATCTTTTAACAGATTATGATACATCATCAGGAGAACAACTATTAAAATCTTTTGATATGTTTATAGTCTCAAACAATCAGACTTTAAAAATAGAAGGCTGTGTAATAACTCAAGGAGAGTTTAGGTTTGATAAAGGTAGTCCACTTATACTAGCTGTAAGTGGTAGCGGTAAAAAACTAGAAAGAGTAGGAGATGAAAGCTTTTCGCTTCCTGGTAACTTGGTTTCTCCAAGTACCACACGAACTCCCACAAAACCTTTGCTTGATGTAGAAGTAGGTGGCTCAGATGTAAGTAATCTAGTCGCAGCTACATTGCAAGTTCAAAACAACATAAACTGGACTCCTTATGAGACATTACAAGATAGCTTATCGGTTACAAATGCAAGTAATGCTATGTATCCTTCAAGCTATAGTTTGAATGATAGAGTGGTTAGTGGTAATATAACTCAGTTTTTTACTAACACAAATCAATCTGAATTTCAAACATTTAATACAAATACTTCAGTAGCGGTAAAAACTATAGTAGATGGAAATACATTTTTAAATGCAAATCTATCAGGCTGTATGTTTACAAAACGATCAAACCCTTCAGAAGTATTTACTCAGACTTTTGACTTTCGATTAGTTACAAGTCCGAGTGATTTAGGAACAATTATAACTTATTAGGAGAAAAAATGGAATTAAAATCATTACTAGTAGATAGTAAAACTGCTTGGGTAGACTTTCCAGGAATGGACGGTTTTGAAGTAGAGTTAGCAAACCTATCTAGAAAAGAATTAGTAAATCTTAGAAAAAGATGTACTACAAATAAATTTGATAGAAAAACAAGAATGTTTAACGAAGAGTTAGACGAAAGTAAATTTGTAACCGAATTTAGTGGTGCGACAGTTAAAGGTTGGAAAGGATTAAAATTAAAATATCTTGAAGATTTAATACTTGTTGATTTAAAAGGACAAGATAAAGAATCTGAAATGCCATACTCAAAAGAAAACGCTGAAGTATTAGTTGAAAATTCTGCAGAATTTGATAATTGGCTCAACGAGGTAGTCTTTGACTTAGAAAACTTTCGTAGCAAAGAGCAGGAAGCTCCTGTTAAAAAAGCTAGCCCTGTTTCTGGATAATAAAGATATAGGCATGACCAAGGATCAATACTTGGAAATGTGCAACCAAACAGGACAAGAAATAGATTGGGAGAAATGTCCTCCAGATTGGGAGGATTTTCCTCAGATAGTAATTGATGCTATCAATATATTTCATAGTATGGGGGATAGAATGTACCCGGAAATTGGATATATTGGAAAAGACTATACTAACTTTCAATTTTTATTAGAACAATATAGTATAGAAGAACACCAAAAAGATTATACATTTGATTTAATTATTTGGTTAGATTCAAGAAAAATAGAAGCCTCACAGAAAAGATTAAAGGCAGAGTACGATAAGATAAAGCGAAAAAAATAATGGCAAATAAAGTATTAATTGAAGTCATAGCAACCAGTAAAGGTTTAAAAGTTGTTGCGAAAGATACAGAAGCAGTTGTTCAATCTACTAAGAAATTAGAGAAAGAACAAAAGAAGACTACTAGATCAACTAAAAAACAAACTGATGCTCATGCTAAATATGATAAGCAGAATAAGTCTGTTATGCAAGGAAATCTTTCTGCTTCAAAATCTTTCTCAAAAATGAAAGAAACAATCGGGGGCGGAAGCTCCGGATTGGTACAAGCCTATGCAACTTTAGCTGCTAACGTTTTTGCGGCTACAGCTGCTTTTACTGCTCTTCGTCAGGCTTCTCAGGTTACTCAACTTGTAGAAGGATTACAAGCTCTTGGTGCAGCATCAGGTAAAAATTTAGAATTATTAGCGGTAAATATCAAAGAAGCCGCAGGTCAAGCAATCGCATTAGACCAAGCTCTTAGAACAGCTTCTGTAGGTGCCTCTGCAGGATTTAGCTCAACTCAAATTGAAGGACTCGCCTCAGTAGCGAGGGATGCCGCTATTGCTCTTGGTAGAGATGTAGGAGATGCGGTTGATAGGCTTACAAGAGGTGCTGCAAAACTCGAACCAGAAATTCTTGACGAATTAGGTATCTTTGTAAGATTAGATGATGCATCTGCAAAATATGCAGCAAGTATTGGTGTAGCTTCATCTGAATTAACTCGTTTCCAACAAAGACAAGCTTTTGCTAATGAAATTATAGAGCAGGGTGGTCAGAAATTTGGAGAGTTAGGAGATAAAGTAGAGGCTTCCCCATTTGATCAATTAGCAGCAACTTTAGGAGATTTATCAAGAACAATTATGGACGCCTTTAATAGTATTTTAGGCCCAGTGGCAGGTTTCTTATCAAATAACACTGTTGCTCTTGCAGGTCTGTTTGCAGTTTTAAGTAAAGGAATCATTGCTACTGCTTTACCAATGTTAAATACTTTTTCTGAATCAGCTCAAAAAGCCTCTCTTCAGTCAATGGCAATGGCAGAAAGAGAAGAAAAAACTGCTAACAGAAAAATACAACAACAAAGAAAAGCCTTACAACCTTTAAAAATGGTAAAAGGTGAGTATGGAGAGTTATTTAAAAAAATAAAAAAAGGTACTGCAACAATTGAAGAACAAGAACTTGCTAATAAAAAATTATTATCAACAATAAGTATAAGACAGAAAAACGTAAATAAAGGCGCACTTAAAAATATTCAACAAAAACAACAAGAACTCAAACTTATCAAAGATGAACAAAGGGAATTACAAAAACTTATTAATCTAGAAAAGGGGAGAGAAGGTTCAAGAGGAGCAGCTAAATTCTTTGGTGCACAAAGCAACTTTGATAGACGAGGTGGAAAAATACTTGGAAACCTCGATAAAGATATTGCAAGTGGAGATGTACTAGGAGGATTTAATAAAGCTATAAAGGCAGCTAGTAGAAATAGTGGTAAATTAATGAAAGACACTAGAGCAGCATCAGGTTCAATGAAAATACTAGGATTTACTGCTAGTGGACCTGTTGCAAAAGGTTTAAGATTAGCTGGAACAAGTTTTAAAATATTTGGACTCTCTGGAAAAATAGCAATTAAAGGATTATTTACTGCTATTCCTGTTATTGGACAACTACTATTAGTAGTAGATTTGCTTATTGCAGGACTTAAAAAAGCAGTCGCCTTTTTTGCAAACTTTAAAGGAGAAGCCTCTGAATTAGAAAAAACTACCAAAAATTTAGAGATGTCTTTAAAAGGCGTTGATAAAATGATGAGTCAAGGAGCTTTAGCTAATAAATCAGCAGGAGAAGCTTTAATTATACAAGCAAATGCAACTGGGGGACTTATTGATGCAATGGAAGCACAATCAGAAGCTCAAGCAAAAGCAAGAGAAGAAGCTAGTGATTTTGGTAAAATCCTTATGAATATAGGAGATGGTTTTGAAGTTTTTGGCATGAAAATAGCTAATACTTTCCAACCTGTTACACAATTCTTTGCAAATATTAGTCTTAATCTAAAACTCTTTTCTCTTGAATTTCAGAAAAGTGCAGCTGGACTGTTCAATGTCATGGCACATATAAATAACTTTTTTGCAGATGATAGTGCAAAAATAGAAATTATAGACCCTGAAAAATTAAGAGAGGAATTAGATAAAGAAATATTCGCAATTAATCAATCAATAGAACAAGCAAGACTATCAATGCAGAGATTAGCTACTAATGACACTCTTGACCTATTAGACAATGCAACAATAGTAAGTGCAGAATTCAAAGCAATGACTGCAATTATAAAAGCAGGTGGCCCAGCACTAAATGAATTAAGTGATTTTATGGGCACAGATAATATAAATACATTTGTAGGACAAATTGATAGTCTAAAGAAAGGGTTAGCAGAAACAGACGGTGAAGCAGAAGCAATTACAAAACTTTTAGAATCTACTTTTAGTCCTGCAGTAGCAAAACTAGCTGGAAATTTTGTTAAAACTGACAAAGAGTTAGGTAGTACAGTAGATGTTGTAGGATTATTAGGAGCTGTACTTAGTCAAGGAACTGCCACTACAGTTGATGCTGGTAAAGCAGCAGAAGAATTAGGAGAAACATTTAAAAATAGTGGAGAAAAAATTAATAAGTTCTTTACTGGATTAAAAGAGAAATCAAAACTAGGCCCAATGCTTACAGAGTTTAAAAACTTTGAAACATTAACAAACTCTATTAGAACTGGAGAAGGTGGAGATATTGCTTTCTTAGAACAGTTTGAAAAAGCACCTGCATCTTTACAAAGATTCTTAACAAACACAAAAGAAATTACAAACCAACAACAAAGACTTAATCAATTAAAATCAATTGAAACTGATAATTTATTTGATCAAGTAATGATTCAGCAAATGATAGAGGAACTATCAACACAAATAGCAGATGGAATAGAAGCTGAAGGTATAAAACTAAAAGAAAATTTAAATACTTTAATTCAATTCGAATTAATTCGTAAGAAAGAATTAGCACTTTTAGACCAACAAAATAAAGCAATCTCTAAAGTAAAAAATAATTCAGCAGCTACTTCGGCTTCTGTTGACTTACAAAATACTATATCCAGAGATAATGTAAAGAATTTACAAGATCAGAATGTAATTCAAAATCAATTACTTACTGCAGAAAGTCAAAAATTAATTGCAGCAGGAGATTTAACTAGTCTTACTGATGAGCAAAGAGAAGTGTATGCAAAAATTCTTACAAATAATGTAGCAATCGCAAAAGAAGGCGAAAAAATAGTAGGCGAAGAAGAAAAAGCTTTACTTATAAAACAAGCTAATCTAGAAAATGACAAACTAAAACTTGAGTTAGCTAATGCTCAAGTGGCCACACTTGTTAAAACGACTAAACTTCTTAATTTAGAAGCAAATATAAGAGCAGGTATTGGAGGAAAACTTACTCCAGCACAACAACTAAAAGCACAAAGAGTAGCTGCAGCAGAAGCTGTGAAAGCTGCAATAAGACAACAACAATTCCAGATTACAAAATTTGAAATAGAAAGAGACATTCTTGAACTGAGACTTCTTGCTGCAGGAGTAGATGAAAAAGTTGTAAAAGCAACTATAAAAAGAATGAATGAAAACTTTGAAACGAATAAAAAGATCACAGCAGAAAAAGTAAAACAAGCAAGACTTGATGAAAAAATGGTAGGCAAAGATCAGTTTAGTGGACTACTAGGTGACAGCTTTGGAGCAAGACAATCTTCTGCTATTGACTTAGCAAGAGAATCAATTGCACCTAGAGAGATTCTTGATGAAGAAGGAGAAGGAACTGGTAAGTTTAAAGTCGCTACTACTCAAGAAAAATTAGAAGCCTTATCAGAAGCAACAAAACCAATGAGAGATGCTTTGATAGCACTTGGGCCAGAGGGTGAATTAGTAGCAACTGCACAGCAAGGCTTATTAACTATGGCTTCAGCTTTTGATGTAATTAAGGACAAAGGTTTAGGAAGTTCAGAAGGAATAGCAGCTGTTGGAGCAACTATCGGTGCAGTATCACAAATAATGGCAGCAAATTCAAAAGCACAAATAGCAGAAATAGACAAACAAATCGCGGCAGAAAAGAAAAGAGACGGAAAATCAAAAGAGTCTCTTGCAAAAATAAAAGAGCTAGAAAAGAAAAAAGAAGCAATGGAAAAGAAAGCATTTGAAAGAAATAAGAAAATGCAAATGGCTCAAATAATTGCAAATACAGCTGCTGGTGTTATGAAAACAATGGGAGACACTGGGTTCTTTGGTGCTCCACTAGCAATGATGGTAGCTGCAATGGGTGCTGCACAATTAGCAATTGTTGCTAAAACAAAATTTGAGGGTGGATCAACAGGAGATATCCAAGCACCAAATACAAATCTACAAATTGGAAAAAGAAATAATGCAGTAGACGTATCAAGATCAGCAACTTCTGGAGAACTTAATTTCTTACGAGGAGGCAGAACAACTGGTCAAGATTTAGGTGGAGCAGGAGTAAGTTTCCCAGGTTCTGCAATGGGTAGAAAAGGATATGCTATGGGCTTCCGTAGAGGATATGCTGATGGTGGAGTAGTAGTTGGAGAAAGAGGGCCAGAGGTCATAACTCCTTCTAGTGATGTAGATATAGTACCAAACTTTGCTCTAGGCGGAGGAGAAACAAATGTAAACTTCTCAATCAATGCAATTGATGCTGCAGGAGTTGAAGACGTACTTACAAATCAAAGAGGAAATATTATAAGAATGATTCGTGAAGCAGCAAACGAAAACGGTGAAAGATTTTTAGAGACAGTCGATACACAGACATATGGGAGTAACACATAATGGCATTTACTAGTTTTGCAAACAGATTACCAGATCCAGCTTTTAAAATTACAGAAGCAGGAGAAAATGCAAACAGTGGAAACGCTGGACCAGGCTTTGCTTCGGTAAAATTTTCTAGTGAACAACCTATATCGGTATCAAGAACAAATAGTGGGAGAGTGATAACTCGAGCAATAGTATCGCATAAGTGGAAAATTCAAATTTCATATAATCCAATGACTCGTAATGAGTTCGAGCCTGTGTACAACTTTTTATTAGAGCGACGTGGTAGGCTAAAGCCATTTTTTGTAAAATTACCACAACATTCTCCCAGAACTACAACAAGTGGAACATACACCATACAAGGGCCAGTAAGTGCTGGGAGCCCTAGTTTACTTACTACAGTTGGTTCTTTGTCAGGAGGTGTAAGACCTGGTGATTTAATTACAGTAAATGATACATCAAATACAAATCATACAAAAGCATATCAAATTGTAAGAGTAAATGATAGCACAAATAAGTTATCTAGTGATACAGATTTAAATAATGTGAATGAAAGAAGATTATTTATAGTTCCTCCTTTAGCAAGAGATGTTACTAACGCGTCTACAATTAATTATGCCACTCCACTTATACGAGTAATTTTAGCAAGTGATATTCAAGAATATGACTTAGGAACAAATAATTTATATCAATTTAGTTTGAATTTAGAGGAAGCGCAATAAATGGCAGAAAGAGATATTAATAATCCTAATTTAAGGACGGCTCTAATTAATGGTGATCCGTTTGAGTATGCACATCTAATAAAATTTGAACGCCCCTTTGTACCCTTTAAAGGAGACCACAGAACAAATGCAAACCGTTACGTATATCTTACTGATGGACAAAGAGACCTAACTTATGATGGTGATACATATCGTGCAAGCGGTATAATGACTGTTGGTGGGTACTCAGAAACAACACAAGCAAAAGCAACAAACATGAGCCTTACTTTACCAGGAGAGTTTCTTGGTACTAAATTTAGTTTTACAGGAAACTTTACTAATGCAGGAAAAATTCGAGGTAGAGATGCAGATAATATAGATTTCTTTGAAGAAGGGTTTCGAGAAGGCGATAAAGTACGTTTAACTAGGACAAATGGTACTGATTTTTCTGATGGAGACAATCAAAAAGACTTTATTGTTACAGGATTTGAACTTGCAAACGAAAGAATAGTTTTAGCAAGGACTGGTACTGATACTGATGATAGCGCCTTTCTTTCTAGTAGTACAGGCAATATAGGACTTACACTTGAATTAATAAATGAAGAATATAAAGGTGCCACAATGGAAAAAGGCACTACACAAAATGTAGCGTCTACTGCCGATGGTACAGCTACAATTACACTAACAGCAGCAAACTCAAAAATAGAAAAAGGACAATTAGTTTCCGGCCCTGGAGTTATTGATGAAACAGTAGTAAAGTCTATAAATGGAACAACACTTATTTTAACAAAAGAACAGCCTCGTATACCAGCAGGAGCAAAATTAGTATTTACAAATCCAAGTTTTGTTAATAGAGAAGTATTTGTTTACAAAGCTTTTATTAATCCTGAAACAGGTGGAGTATATGGAGACCCTGTACTTATATTTAAAGGAATCACAGCTTCAACAAATATACAAGAATCACCCAACTCTAGTAAAGTTCAATGGAATCTTACAAGTCATTGGGGAGACTTTGCAGAAATTCGAGGCAGAATTACCACAGATGAAATACATAGATCAGTAGACGCAAATGGTAAAGCAAATCCAGACTTAACAATTCGACCAGAATATGCAACTGACTTAGGATTTTTACATGCAGAATCCTCTTTAAACACAATCGCAATTTATCAAACAACTGAAACTCGTACAAGAATGAAGTCCAAGAAAAGAGGTGGACTCGCTGGTCTTGTAGGAATGAAAAAATATTACATGGAGGAGTATCAAGTTCAAGTTGATAATGAAGTTGATTTAAGTGTTCACTTACAAGGTAGGCACTTACCTGTTCTGTATGGGGTTCAAAGAATAAATGGTATTCCAATTTTTGCTGATACAAAATCAAATAATTCAAAAGAAGTTTACGTGGTATATGCACTAGCAGAAGGACAAGTACATGGTATTTATAATATGTACATTGATGGTGCACCTCTAATTTGTACTGATAAATCAGATTTTGATGTAAGAAATGCTTCAACAGGTACTGATAAAGACAATACTCAATTACAGTGCTATGGTAGAGCAGACCAAGGAAGTACACTAAGTGGAGCAAATGTTACTGCTTCTACTGGGAATACAATCATAGACATAGATGATGAAGATTTAGCAGAGGACATGCATGAAGAATATGCAGAGTACAGTGCGTATGCAAATATAAATCAAGGACGAGCAAGACAATTTCAAAACTTTAATGAATCTTCAATTCAAAGTTTGTCTACTTCCTCAGATGCAGAAGGATTACGACACAGAGAAACAGCAAGTATAAGTCACCCTTATAGTATGCATTTTACTTTTTATCAAGGTAAAAGAAACCAAAAGGGAGATAATAATCTAACAACTATTGCACAAGCAAATCAATTTAAGAGACAAGCAGATTATTTTTCAGGAAGCAAAGCATACTGGAGCCCAGAGCACAGATTATTAGATACTGCTTATGCAGTTATGAAATTTACAATTGACGCAGATCAAACAACTATTCCTGATATAGAATATGTAGTAAAAGGAAAAGTTTTAGAAAACTATAACTATGATGGTACATATGTGCCCGATCCTTTCTATACTTCTGACGCACACACTAATTTTTTAGAAGGAGATACAGTCAAAGTTCAAGTAGATTCATCTGGATTTAAATATCTAAAAGAAGATGGAACTTTAACAGTAACAGAATCAGAGGGAGCAGATTTTAGAATATTAGATAAGTATTTATTTACTCCTGCAGAAGGAACTGCTTACTATCGCTTTAGACTAGACAATGTTCCTAACTTATATGTTAGTGGTGGAACTACACACTCTGTACCACAATATACTTCTTTAAGATTAAGATCAGGAAGTAACTCTTGGTACATGCTTACTTATAATCATGAAGTTCTTGGAGCAACAACATGGCCAGAGGCTGATCAAACTATTACAACAAACACAATGTCAACAGACAGTAATGGTGTATTAAAAGCTACATTAACAAATGCTCAAAAAACAAAATTACAAAATTTTTACTCTGGACTAACTGGTAGTACAAGTTCGAGTAATGCTTTTTTACAGTTTAAAGGTGGTAAAGGAATATTTGGTAAATTAAGAGAAGCTGTATTTCAAGCCATTATTAGTGGCAATGAAATAACCTTTTCTGGAACAAATTATTCAGCAAACCAAAACTCAAATTCTGGGCAACCATTAAATGGAACAGCAATACTATCTTCTACTGTTTTTGACTTTAGTAACATAAGTGCATTAGCCTCACTTTCAAACAATGCAAGAGTAGTAGGTGCAACACTTGAAATTATAGAAACAGGTGAAAAAAGAACGATTACAGATTTTAATACAACTTCAAACTTTCTTACAATTGATGACCCTTTTGTTAAACCTCCGACAGCAGAGAATACTTTTAGAATAAATGAAAAAGGAGCAGACTCAAGGTCTTCTATCAATCCAGCTATACAGCTTACAGACATGCTTGTCAATGATAGATTTGGTAAAGCTTTAGATATAAACAATGATATAGATTTACCTTCAATACGAGAATCTGCACTATTATGTGATACTCGTTCTGATGTTTCTCTGCCTTTAGCAAGCACAGCTTCTTGTGTAGCAGGAGACGTTTATAAATTAGTAGATCCAGACAATAGTAATACACATATTGCTTCTGGTAAAGTTCTTGAATCCACAAGTAATTCTGCAAGTGTTACATTTACAAATGTATCGGGTAAATTTATTCGTTCTTATCAAGATTACGTATCTTACAATGTAGGAGATATTGTTACAAATGTTGTATCAGGAGAAAGTAAATATTACCGAGTTACAACTGCAGGAATAAAATCTACTGCTCCAACCCATGCCACAGGTACAACAAATGGATTTAAATACATTTCTTCAATATCACTAACAAGAGAAACAGGCAGTGGCCCCAGCACTTTAACACTTGGTGCAGATGGTAGAACACCAGAATATAGTTTATACGATTCCGATTTTGTAAAATATTGGAGATACTTAGGGTGGGAGGAAAACAGACAATATGCTGTAACTCGACATCAAACTAATTTTATCTTTGCTACAGAAAGATCAATCTTTGAAAACATTAATGCTTTACTTTCACACTTTAATGGTATACTTTCATATTCAAATGGAAAATATTTATTAAGTGTAGAGACAGCAGAAAATGTTCCAAGCTCTAATGTTCAAAATGGTATTGAGCAAAATCCAGAATTTATAACAAATGACGACATACTCGGCACTATTAGTCTAAATGATAATAGCCAAAAGAACGCTAAAAATACAATTAAAGCAAGTATAAGTGACCCTCAAAATAATTTTAGTTCAAGGGCAGTATCTTTCTTTAACTCAGATTTTCTAAAAGCGGATAAAGGAAAAGTAAAAACTGGAAGTTATCCGATTACAGGAATTACAAGTTATTATAATGCTCGTATAGGAGTAGAGAAAGAATTAATACAAAGTAGGTATAGTAAAGAAATATCATTTACAGTTGGGCCAAAAGGTTTACTTCTTAGACCTGGTGAAGTTATCGCACTTACTTATGAGCCTTTTGGTTTTGAGAGCAAGTTATTTAGAATAGAAAACTTAACCTATAACTCAAATTGTAATACATCTATAAAAGCTAGAGAATATAATGAGAATATTTATGCAATTACTAGCCAGAGAGCAAGTATTGCACAAGCAGCTGCTTCAGGAGGTAACCTATCTCTTGCGGCACCAGGCGCTCCACAGAATCTTACAACAGCAACTGCTAAACCAGGTATTGTTACACTTAATTGGACAAATGGTGCAGGATTCAAAGAAGCTATTGACTCTACTGAAATATGGAGAGCTAATACTCAAGGTAGTAGTGGCTCTGTTCCTGATCATGCTGACTTACTTACTGTAGTAGATAATGCTACTACTTTTAATGACGCAGTAGGTGTTGCAGGAACTTATTTCTATTGGATTCGACATCGAAGAATGTCAAGAAGAACAAGTGATAACTCAACAGTAAAATTATTGAGTGCTTATGAATCAAATATAGATGCAGGTGTATCTGGAGTAGCAAAAGTTCTATCTCCTCAACTTGATGTAGATATTTCTAGTTTTCAAGTTAAATTCAATGCATCAAATGCACTAACTCCCGGAGGAGCTTCGCAAGATGCTACATTTACTGCAACACTCAGAAATATTACTTCTAATAGTGTGACATTTACACTTGTAGACGCAGATGGTACTACAACAGCCACAGATGGTGTTGTGTTTACAAATAACAGTACAAGCGTAGTGGATAGTAGTGCACCTTTTACAGCAACCCTCGATGCTTCTAGTTTCTCACATAATACAGCAAACAAGTTTGTAAAAGTAGCTGTAACAGATTCAGGAACAAGTGAAAACTTTACAGAACTCATACCAATTACAGTAACAAAAGATGGAAGTTCTGGAGGTGTTGGAGTTGATGCAGTAGCAATCAAACTAACTCCAAGTAGTCATGTAGTAGCTTATACTGCAGTTGGTGGAGAAACTACAACTGTAAGTTTTACTACTGCTTCACAGGGAACTGGTGGATTTTCAGGCACTCCTCATTTTAGATTCTTAGTAGGTGGAGTAACTCAAGCGACTTCTACAACATCTACATTTACTTTAGCAGATCATTCAGCTTCTTGTACATTTACTAGTGGAAGTACAACTGTTACTCACTCTTCTGGTACAACATTTTTTCCAGGTCAAAGAGTTATTTCAGATTCAGTTCCCGAGGGAACAACAATAGCAAGCGTCACTAATGGTACAACTTTTGTATTAAGTGCTAACGCAACAGCAAGTGGAGCAGTTACCACAACTATTACCGATGAACCAGCAGCAGATAATACTGTTGCAGTTACTGTTCAGCTATTTGATGGAGATCCAAGTGCAAGTGGCACACTCAAAGCTTCCGATACAGTTACAATTTTTGGTGTAAGATCTGGTACAGATAGTATAACAGCTTTCTTAACAAATAATTCACATACAGTATCATCAAATCCAGACGGAACATTTGCAAGTGGAGCACTTGATGATGCAGGTGGAACATTCAAAGTTTTTGTTGGAACAACAGATAAAACAGGCGATTGTACTTTTGCAGAAGTTTCAGGAGAAGAAACTAGTGGTTTAACTAGTAGTATAAATAGTAGCACTGGGGTATACGCAGTTACTGGTCTTACAGTAGATAGTGCTGTAAATATATTTAGAGCAACAATACCAGCTAACGTTTCTCCTTCAGGTAACGCAGTCACATTAGACCAAACATATAGTATATCAAAATCACGAACAGGGCAAACAGGATCAGCGGGGTCAGATGCAAAAACAGTAAAACTCACTTCAACTGGGTATGCAATCGCGTATGATGAAAATAATGGAAGCCCTTCACCTAGTGGCACTCTTACATTAACTGCAACAGCGTCAAACTTTACAAACCCTTTCTTTAAATTTACAGGTGATGGTATAACTGATGAAACTTCATACACAGATGGAGCATCGGGAGATTCAGATACTATTAGTTTTTCTATTCCTACTAGCTTCTTTTCAACACCACAAGTTTTAAGAGTGGGAGTTGCAGAACAAGCTGCAGCTACAACAGAGATCGCTTTTGATTCTATAGCAATCGCAGCAGTTAAAGATGGTGGAACGGGTGCAGATGCTTTTACTGTAATACTTACAAATGAATCTCACACTTTACCTGCAAACTCATCAGGAACGGTTACAAGTTTTGCTGGGTCAGGCACAGATATTCAAGTTTTTAAAGGAACTTCTCCTTTAGAAGGTATTTTATCAGGAACTCCTTCAACAGGTAAATTTAAAGTTACTGCTACGCCTTCAAATATTACTACTGGAACTATTTCTCTCCAAAGCAGTGATGAAATAGTTCGAGTCGCAAATCACAGTAATATGACTCAAGATATTGCAAGTATTTCTTACAGCATAGATGTGGAGGGTACTAGTACCACATTTATCAAAAAACAATCTTTTACAAAATCAAAAGAAGGCGCAGAAGGAGACGACTCTATAAGTGGAGTACTAACAAATGAAAATACTTCTGCTATTGAGTTTCAAGGATTTGGTGCTCAATCAGGGTCTTTCATAGTTTATTCTGGAACAAGTGGTGAATTTAAAGTATTTGAAGGTGCAACAGAAAAAACAAGTGGAGTCGTTTTTGGCATAAGTGGAGGAAGTTCTTCAAGTGGTTCTACAACTAAAACTCAAAATAATTTAACTCTTACTATTAATAATAGTACAGGAATATATAGTGTAAGTGGAGCAAGTTGGAGCACAGAAGCAGAAACGTTTACACTTACTGCAACAATTGGTAGCACAGTTATAGAAAGAGTCTTCAATATAGATAAAAAAGTTGGTTTAACAGTTACAAGATTAACTGCATCAGAGCAAGCGTTTAGTTATGATGGAAATGGAGCAAATCCAAGTCCTGGTACAATTACTCTTACTGCTTCTGAGCCTACTGCTTTTTCTCAATTTCCTTCAGGAAATTATCAGTATAGATTTAGTAAATCAACAAATAACGGAGCAAGTTTTAGTGTTCTTGGTAGCGGATTTTCTACAAATGGAAATCTAAGTGATAGACAACTTTCTGTAAGTGCAGGAGCTCTAAGTTTAGGAAATGAAATATTTAAAGTTGAAGTAAGACACTCAAGTAATACTAGTCAAATATTAGACGAAGATCAAACAACTCTTCTTAGATTAAAAGAGGGAGCTGCTGGAGCACCAGGTAGTCAAACAGCAAATATACAAATATATAAAAGAACTAGTTCCTCTTCTGCTCCAGCTAAACCAGGTAATGGTTCAACATTTACTTTTAGTACAGCAGCATTAACAGGACAAGCTATAACAGATGGGTGGAGTCAGACAGTTCCAAGTGGAACAGCGCAATATTTATGGACATGTAGTAAAACAATTACAGCATCAGCATCTACAACATCTGTAACAATTAATCAAGCAGACTGGTCAACTGTAGTTTTACAATCAGAAGCACAAGTATCTAGAGTTGCAACAAAAAGAATTTATTTTGATTCATGGGCTTTTGGGGATAATTTACCTACTATAAGTAATACTCAAAGAGATGGAATTTCATATAACTTTGATACTGGAGCATGTACTAGTTTACCTCCAAGCTGGAGTACTAGCATTGGCACAGTACCCTATGCATATGTAGATGTTACATTTAACGAAAGTACATATGAAGGATCGTATACTAGAAGTTTAGGAGCTATTCGTGTAGTTGGAGTTTTTGACCGAATAGATGTTGATGACTTTGATGTAAGTTTTGATGCTTCTAATGATTTTCAGTTACGATTTGGAAACGCAGGGGTAGGAACATCAGCATTTCAAACTACAACGACTCCTGCTGGACTTAAAAATAATCAGATTAGTTTAGACTCTGATGGTAAAATAACAGGAGCTAGTTCAACTCTTAGTAATGTAGTAGTTTCAAATGAAAAAGTTACAGTTAATAATGATGGAAAACTAGTAGGAATAGGAACTACTGATATAAAAGTTGATGTATCAAAAATTGCTTCTAGTGATGTAGTAGGTGTCTCGGGTAAATTATTTACTGCTTTACCAGCTTCAGGAGCAACAGTAGGTGCTACTGCGGGAACTGATCTTAAAGAATCAGATGGAAGTGTACTTGCAGACACAGCAATTAAAAATGACGAACTAGATGTAGCTATTGATGGAACAGCAATTAAATTAAAAATAGGAAGTAATGAAACTTCAACAGTAACAGCGACTCAAGGACTTGTCGGATTAAGTGGAGTTCAAAATGATGCTGACCAAACAAGCACTAATACTTCTGCAGATACAGCTAAAGTAAATAATGTTGCTGCTTCAACAGTTTCGGGAGGAGCAGCAAGAGCCAACTCAGGATTAACTTCTACAGGAGTTGTAAATAAACTTGTACCAAAAGAAAAGGGTGGTTTTAATGAAGATATATCTGGAAAAACTGGAGTATTAGACTTTAGTAGTGGAACTGCAAACTTTAGATCAACTCTACCGACAAATAGAGGCGGGTTCGGACTAAACGTTGCAACCTTATTTGGAAGCGATATAGGGAGATTCCCAAGATGGAACGGCACCACTTTTGAAGTTGCAAATGAAAATGATTTTAAAAATGACCAAATTATAGATGGAAGTGGTAACTTATTAGATAGTGTTGATATTAATTTACCTGGTGGTAGTACCATTAGCACAACTCAACTACAAAATATAAAAGGTACTTTTGATAATATTGATAATTCATCTAATATAAAATTAAGTGCTTCTAAAGTTCCGATTGATTCAAATATATTTGAAGCACCAGGAGCTGTTGTTACAATCAAAGACAATGGTATTGATGGAGACGCAATTAGTAGCTCAACTACAATTATAGCAGGCTCAGGAGCAAATAGAGCAGTATTAGATGGAGCACATTCCTCAGTAAGAATATACGCAGGAAGTGCTGGAGATCCTCTTGCTAATGGTGCAGAAGCTCCTTTCAGAGTAACTCAACAAGGAGTGCTTACTGCAACAAAAACTACTTTAGGTAGTACTTCAGGTATTGCTCTTAATGTATCCTCAGGAGATAATACAGTACTAATCAATACTCCAAGTAATACTACAGGTACGGTATTCCAAGCTGGAGGAGATGCAAACTCTACTTATATACCTTTTAAAGTTTTAGGTAATAAAACAGGAATAATTAGAGCTTTTGATATTTTTACTTCAGACGGTACAAAAATATTTGACAAAGATAGTGGATTAACAGATGATGCACTTACAACTATTGCTCAAGCAACAGGAAGTGCTGTCTCAACTGTATCAAAAACAACAAACAGTGAAACATCAAGTGATGCTCAAAAGATAACAAATGGAAACTCAAGCCAGACTGTAACAGTGAAACTATTTAAAGACGGTGATGGAATGCAAGGTTTTGATACTGGAACTATTGGTAATGCAATAGCAGATATTCCAAGTCAAATAGTTTTAAAAGTATTTAAATCAGCAAATGCAAATTTAAGCAGTCCAACTCAACTTGGGTCTACTAGAACATTAAATAGAATAACATCAGGTTCTCCTAGTCAAAGTGAATATTTTGTTGACGTAGAAAGTGAGTCTGAGCCAGGATTCGAGTTCCATTTTGCTACTCTCCCTTCTTCGAATAGTAGTTCTGCAAGTAGTACACCCTTTAATGCTGAAGGTAATATAGAGGTATCTGTAACAGATACTCTATCAGCAGGACAAGTTGTATATTACTTTACTGAAATAACAGGAACTGGAGGTAATGGCCAAGGGTCAAATAATAGAACTTCAACAGCAACAAGAACACTCAGTGTTACAGCAGCTTCAGGAAACACATTTACAATTGATGCGGCTGGAGATAGTACTGATGCAGGTGGTGGAGATATTACTGGAGTAACAGTAACACCTGGTACTGGACTTGTTACAGAAGCTGGGAATGCTAGCACAGCTAGTGGAGCGCACAATCAAACATTAGGAGTAAATACAGGAGCAGTCTCAAATGGAGCTACAACAATTCCAACAGGAGACCATGTTTATGACCATGTTACTACTCGTATTAGTGGATTAACTTCTAATGCTGGTACAGTTACAAGTGTAGCTGCGGGTACAGGACTAAGTGGTGGTACAATAACTTCTTCTGGAACTATTAGTATGCCAAACTCAGGTGTAACTGCAGGAAGTTATACAAACACTAACTTAACTGTTGATGCACAAGGTAGAATTACTGCGGCTTCAAATGGTTCAAGTGGTGGTGGTGGTCTACCTTCAGGAATGACATACTCAAGTTCTATACTTGATGTAACAGGACAAATACGAGCTACTGGAGACGTTACTGCGTTCCATAGTTCAGATATAAGATTTAAAGATAATATAAAAATTATTAGTAATGCAGTAGAAAAAGTTTCAAAACTACGAGGCGTTGAGTTTGACTGGAATGAGACTTCGGACTATGCAGGAGAACATGATATAGGAGTTATTGCACAAGATGTAGAAAAAGTAGCTCCAGAAATTGTAATAGATAGAGATGACGGGTATAAAGCAGTTAACTATCAGAAACTTACAGTTTTACTAATAGAAGCGGTAAAAGAATTAAAAGAAGAAATAAAAGAACTTAAAAAAGACAAATAAACCTAACGATTGAAGAATCGTTACTACCTTGAAAATTTAATGCTTGACTTTAGGTATAAATTTTTGGTATAATTAGACAATGGAGAAATATATAAATGGCAGCTGGAAAGTATAATTTTACATTAGAGCAGGGAGCGACTTTTAGTCGGGAGATAACTGTGCAAGACAGTGGGTCTCCAATGAATTTAACGGGGCACACACCACGTATGCAGATGCGTTCAACCCATGACTCATCGACTATTGCTCTTACCTTTACAGCATCAGTTTCAAATGCTGCACAAGGTAAGATACAACTTTCAGCGTCTGCTACAAACACAGCAGCCGTTGAAGAAGGAATGTATGTTTACGATTTAGAAATTGAATCAGGCTCAAGTGGAGTTACTCGTCTTCTAGAAGGACAAGTCACAGTGACACCAGAAGTAACAAGATAATGGCTATAACAGTAACAGTAAATGAATCACCTACTTTTGTTACAGTAAATGAAACAAATAATGAAGTGGTATTAAATCAAAGTGATAATCCAATTACAGTCACTACTACACTTGATTTGATCGCAGCAAATGCCGATCAAATAAACGTAGGTGCAATAGGTAATATAATTCCTGCAGGCACCGTTGCTAACGCGTTAGAAGTATTAGCAGACCAATTTTTCCGAGGGCCATCAGCGCCTTCAGGAGATAACTTAGAAGAAGGCGATCTATGGTATGATACTGATGATGATCAGCTTAAAGTATATAGAGAGACTTCATCTAATACATTTGAATTCGTACCTCTTGCTGCGGCAACAGGCACAATGGACAATCTCGATGGCGGGTTGTTTTAGGACATAAAAAATGGCACAGACAATTAAAATTTTAAGAAGTACCGGGAATTCCGCTCCTAGTAGTTTAAATGCAGGTGAATTAGCTTATACTGGAGGAGCTGGAACAGCTGGTAATAGCGGCTCTAGATTATTCATTGGTAATCCTGCTGACGGAACAAATCTGGTAATAGGCGGAAAGTATTTTACAGATTTATTTTCATCTTCAGCAAACGGTACTATAGTTGCTAACAAAGTAGTAACTGTAGACGGTAGTAAAAAAGTCAATGAATGGAAAGTCGATAATTTAACTTTAGACGGTAGTACTATTGCCTCTACAGGCAGTTTAGTATTCACTCATAGTGGAACAATAGATTTAGATGCACAAACTAACGAAATTACAATTAAAGATAATGAAGCAGCTGCATTAAATATAACTCAAGGAAGTAACTCTTATCTTAAGTTTGTTACTACAGATTCTGCTGAAAAAATTATCGCAGGTAAAACTGTTATTATTGATGGTGATGGCTCAACAAGTAATGGCGGAGTATCTATATCTAATGGTTTAATTGACCTTAAGAATGGTGGTTCTCTTTCTAAAATTAAGTTTTATTGTGAGAGCGCAAATGCTCACGCACAAACTTTACAAGCAGCAGCACATAGTTTATCAGCAAGTAACACACTAAGCTTACCACATGTTGGTACAATCTTAGCAACAACTGATGGTGCTCAAACCTTTACAAACAAGAGTCTTACAGCTCCAACACTTACAGGTACAACAACTGCGGCAGCAGCAAACTTCTCTGGAACAGTAACTTTTGCAGGTGGTTCAGGTAATGGTATAAGTATTACTCAAGGCGCAATATCAATTAAGAATGGTGGCACACAATCATATATAGATTTCTATTGTGAATCTTCTAATGCTCACTATGTAAGATTACAAGCACCTGCTCACTCTGCATTCTCTGGTAATCCAGTAGTAACATTACCAGCAACAACAGCAACTTTAATAGGTACTGATACAACAGATACTTTAACAAACAAAACACTAACAAGTCCAGACATTAATACACCAGATATTGATGGTGGTACAGCAGACGGAATAGTCATTGGTGGAAATACTGCGGCAGCAGGTACATTTACTACTATTGTAGGTACAAGTGCTGATATTGATAATGTATTTATTGATGGCAATACTATTTCTACTCAAAATGCAAATGGTAGTTTAGTATTATCACCGCATGGTACTGGTACAGTAACTGTTCCTTCAGGTTATAAAGATAGAGCAGGCTTTGGTACTACCTCTCTTGTCACAAAAGAATATGTTGATGCAGTCAAAGTTGGACTAGATTTCAAAGATTCAGTAAGAGTCGCTTCAACAGCTAATGTAAATATCTCAAGCGCTCCAGCAGCAATTGATGGAGTTACACTTTCTAGTGATGACAGAGTATTACTAAAAAATCAATCTACTGGCTCACAAAACGGCATATACGTATTTAATGGATCAGGCTCTGCAATGACCAGAGCTACCGATGCAGATTCTTCAACAGAAGTAACTGCAGGTTTATTTGTATTTGTTGAAGAGGGTACCGCAAATGCTGATAATGGATATGTATTAACAACTGACGGATCAATAACAGTAGGCTCAACATCGCTTACATTTACACAGTTCTCAGGAGCAGGACAAATAACAGCTGGAGACGGCTTACTCAAATCAGGAAACACTCTTAGCGTAAATGATGATAATATATCAATCGCAATAAGCGGAGACGCATTAAGAATAAAAGGCATTTCAACCACAGCCACTGGTGACCTACTCATAGGTGCTAATGGAGCAAACGGTGGTTACACAAGATTAGCAAAACCTGGAGCAGCTGGTGCACTTCTAAATATGAATACATCAGGAGTAGCTTCATGGAGTAATGTTATCGACGGTGGAACTTTTTAATTAAGTTCCACTTTTCCGCCTACATAGGCATTTAAGGAATCATATATATGGCACAAATAGTAAAATTAAAACGTACCTCTGTTGCAGGTAGAATTCCTACGACTTCGAATATAGAAGTAGGAGAACTTGCATTTAATTCAAACGATAAGTCTTTATTTATCAGAGGCGACAGTAATGCTATTGTAGCCATTCACGATGAATCCACACTTCATATAGACACTACCAATAATCGTGTCGGTATCGGAACTACTTCTCCTAATGAGCCATTACACATAGTTAATAGTGACCCGAAAATAAAACTAGAAGATTCTGATGGTACTAACCAAGTTTCAACAATATTTCACTCAGGTAGTGTACTTGCATTTCAATCTAGAAATAATACTGCAAATGGAACAATTAAATTTTCAGGCTTTGATGGCACTACTGTTACAGAATATGCTAGGTTCAATGCATCAGGTAGATTAGGCATAGGAACCACTTCGCCAAGTAGAAGATTACACGTAAAAGATTCTAATTATAGAGTAGCATTATTTGAAAGAACTGGAGCTCCAAACTGTTTTATTACATTTGCAGATCCTAATACTACGCAAGATGTTGGTGTTGGTGCTACAACAAATGATTTAAAATTTAGGTCAGGTAATGTTGACCATCTTTCTTTATTAGGTTCAAATGGCCATTTAAAATTTACTGACTTCGACCAACAACTTGAATTTGGTAGTACTAGTAATAAGCTTGGTTATAATCAATGGTTAATGAGTGCAAGTGGTGGAGCATCAATTAAGAATGTTGCAGGTCCACTTACAATTAATCCAGATGATTTTACAGCATTTCAAGTTAATGACGTAGAAAAGGCCAGAATAAATGCTACCGGTCTTGGTATCGGAACAACTTCACCAGACACCTCATTAGACATTACAACAGCAGGTGCTGAGGGTATAATTCTTAATCAAGATACAGGCAATACTTCTGTGTCTTCAAGAGTATTCTTTAAAGATGGTACATCAACAAGTGCCCTACTAAATGTTGGAGGCAATTTTGAAATTAGAACAGGAGCTGGCGTAAGCTCTAGTTCTGGAACGAGAAGATTAGTAGTTAAACCAAATGGTACTATTACATTTAACGAAGCATATACATTTCCCTCATCAGATGGAAGCGCAAATCAAGTACTGCAGACAGATGGCTCAGGTAACTTAAGTTTTGCGACTGTACAAGCTGGTGGCGGTGGAACAGTTTCCGAAGCATTTAAAACAATAGCAGTAAGCGGACAAGACAACGTAGTTGCAGAAGCAGCTACAGATACATTAACATTTGCGGCAGGTACTGGTATGACAATTACTACGAATGCTTCAAGTGATACAGTTACTTTTGCAGCTTCATCATCAGATTTTACAGATTCAGATGGCGATACCAAGATACAAGTCGAGGAAAGTTCAGATGAAGATATAATTCGATTTGATGCAGGCGGTGAAGAAGTTGCAAGAATGCAACACAGAAATAATGAAGTTTTCTTGGATCTCGTTCGTAGAGGTGTGCCTGCAGCAACTGCAAATCTTTCTTTCTCTGGAATAGGTCTCAATACAAATGTTACTAGTGGGTATCATTCTTTAGTTGTTCAAAATAATGGTTCTGAGCAGTTTAGAGTTGATAGTTCTGGTAAAGTTGGTATTGGAAGCTCCTCTCCACAAGCGCACTTAGACGTAGCTTCTGGAACTATAAGAGCAAGAGGCTTAAGTACTATAGGAAGCGGTGCAGGAACAGAATTAAGATATATCAGTGGCTCAAATGCTGGTGGAATAATTGTTTTTGATAGAAGTACAAGTTCATATGAAGAACTAAGACTTGAAGGTTCTGTTATTAAAATAAAAGAATCTGGTACAGATGTATTAACAGTAGAGGGTCAAAAAGTTGGTATTGGAACAAGTGCACCTAGCTCAGTATTACATATATCAGACGCATCTTCACCAGAAATAAGACTAGAAGATAGCGATGCAACTTCAACATTTAACCAAATAGCGTTTCAAAATGCAGCAGGTAATTTTAACCTTAATACTCGTCAAGATAATGGAACATTCGTTTCCACTGATTATCAAATAGTAAAAAATGCAGCAGGAGCTAATATACATAAATGGTTTATTGGCAATGCAGAAAAAGTTAGACTAGATGCTTCTGGACGACTTGGTATAGGAACTACTGCTCCAAGTGCTAAGCTAGACGTAAACGGCACCATTAGAACTAATCTTATTCAAACAAGAGATACAAGTTTGAGCGCATTTACATTTATTGACCTTGATATGGACACAGGCGGTAGTGCAGGAACTAATAATCTTGTATTAGGTGGTGTTAATAATGTTGATTTCTTAGTCGATACAAACAATAACGGAACTACTGGTGCTTTTGTATTTGGTAAAGATGCCAACACAATGAGTTCAGCTACTGAGTTAATGAGATTAAATGAGTCAGGCAATCTAGGTATAGGTGAAAGTGCTCCTTCTCAAAAGTTACAAGTTAATGGAAACATAAGAGCAGATGGACATTATTATGTAGGCGGAAATATTGTCATAAATAGTTCAAGAGCATTACAAAATATTACTACTATAAATACAAGTTCTACAATAGTAGCTGGATCTACAATACATCGAGGCAATTTAACAATTGAAAGTCAAGAAATAGATGTAGGTTCAGGAGATTTTACTCTTGATGTTGCAGGAGATATTACACTCGATGCAGATGGTGGAGATGTACGATTAAAAGATAATGGAACAGAGTTTTTAAATTTTTATGCGGGTGCAATAGAAAGAACTGGTGGTTCTTTAAACTTTGATGTAGCAGGTAACATTACATTAAATGCTGATGGAAGTACAATTAGTCTAAATGATGATACTATAAACTTTGGACAGTTTTTTAATAATGCTTCTGGTCAATTTAATATTTTCGCACCTACGCAAGACAAAGACATTGTATTCTTAGGTAATGATGGTGGTAGCACAATTACTGCACTTACACTTGATATGTCAGCTTCTGGTGCGGCAACATTTAACGACCAAATAACTATAGGATCAGGTTCTAATATAATCAATGCTGGAAACATGACTCTAGATGTTGGAGGAGACATTACACTTGATGCAGGTGGAGCAAATATTAATTTTAATGATGACGGCACAGCAGTCGGCCACATTGAAATGGCAGGAAGTAATTTAGAAATAAAATCTAAAGTTTCTGATAAAGATATAATCTTTAAAGGTAACGATGGTGGATCAACTATTACTGCACTTACACTTGATATGTCAGATGCAGGAAAAGCTACCTTTAATTCATCAATTGATTGTGGAAATATAACATCAACTGGAACAATCAATATGAATCATGATAGTGCCACTTTATTCTTGGGTGCTGACATTGATATGCGAATTAAACATGACGGCTCAAATGGTACGATACAAAATGACACTGGAGATTTAACACTAGACGTTGCAGGAAATTTAGTTCTCGATGCAGATGGCGGAACTATAGATCTCATGGACGGGGGTACTAGATTTGGTAGACTGCAACAAATGATTGGCGGACTTGGTATATCAGCTGGATCAGCGCCCACATTCCAACAATTACTATCATCTACTAAAACACTTTTCTTTGGTCATATTGAGACAGGAGATAACAAGCACATTCGACTTGGAAGTGGTAATGGAGATCTTCAACTTATTCATGATGGATCAAATAGTTATATTGAAGCATATGGTACTGGTAATTTAATTATAAAACAAAGTACTGATGATGCAGATATATCATTTCAAAGTGATAATGGTTCTGGCGGAGTAACAGAATACTTAAGATTAGACGGTGCCAATGTTCAAATGGTTGCTAGTCAAAAACTTGCTTTTAACGATAATGTAAGAGCTACTTTTGGTAATAGTTCAGATTTACAAATTTACCATGACAGTTCATCAGGAAGTATTATAGAAGATGTTGGTTCAGGTACTTTAGATATTAGAACGAATGGCACTAGAGCCCAATTTTCTAAAAATGGAACAGAGTTTATTGCTAAATTTATTCCTGATGGTGCAGTAGAGTTATTTTACGATAATAGTAAAAAGATTGAAACAACTTCATCAGGTATAAATGTCACAGGTAATATAGTAAATACAGGAGATACAGACTTTGGTGGTCGTGGTGATTTTGCAAAAGATTTAAGAATTAGAGGAGATGGCTCTAATGCTAATCATGGTGTGGTTAGATTTCATTCAAATTCAAGCAGTAGACTTTCAATTGATCCAGGTAATACTGGTAGTAATGTTTTCTTTTTAGATACTAGTGGTAATTTAACAGTACCAGGTAATTTAACTCTAAGTGGTAACTTAACTGTAAACGGCACTCAAACAATATTAAATACTGCAACATTAGATGTAGAAGATAAGAATATAACTCTGAATAAAGGTTCAGGAGATACTTCTGGTTCTGCAGATGGAGCAGGTATAACAATACAAGACGCTGTTAATGCAAGTACAAATGCAACTATATTGTGGAATCAATCAATTAGTGGATTTAAGTTTTCACATGATATAAGACTTGATGATGATTTAAGACTAGAGTTTGGAGATAGTTCAGACCTAATTATTAGACATGCTAACAATAACAGATCTTATATTAGTGGTAATGACATAGAAATTAGTACAAATAGTTTCAGATTATTTAACTTAGCTGGAACTACTGGAATGATTACAGCTACCACAAGTGGAGTAAGTCTTTTACAAAATACTTCAGTTACAGGTAGTTTAAGTGTAACAGGAAACATAAGCAGTGGAATATATGAAATAGGAGACGATACAACTTCAACTTCTAGTACATCGCAGACAACTATATCGCAGTTCTCAGCAAGTAGCGTGAGATCCTGCAGATTTACAGTACAAGTTACAAATAGTACAGACAGTACTTTCCATACAACTGAACTATTATTAGTTCATGATGGAACAACTCCAGGTATAACGGAGTTTGGAACAATTTTTACAGGCGCAGCAGCCGAAGCAACATTTGATGCAGATATATCTAGCGGAAATGTTCGACTTCGCGCGACACCCGCTTCGTCTGATTCGATGACATTTAAAGTCGTCAGGCACATGATAACAACATAAAGGTGGAGAGTGAAACCAAATGGCAACAGATCATAATTTTAGAATAAAAAACGGCCTCGAAGTAGGCGGCGTATTAATAGTGAATTCATCGGGGCAACTTCGTGTTGCAACAGTATCATCTAATCTAAATCTTTTAGATAGTGTAAGATTAAATGTAGGTACAGGTAACGATTTAGCTATTTTTCATACTGGTAGTAATGGTGTAATACATAATACTACAGGTGAATTAAGAATCCGAAGTAATACTTTAAAAATCCAAGACTTTACTAACGAAGACAATATGATTGTTGCAACTTCAAACAGTTCAGTAGACTTATATCACAATAATATTAAAGCATTTGAAACAACTACTTCAGGTATAATGGCACGAAGTCCACATGGTTATATTACAGTAGGGCCTGCTAATAGTAGCTTTGCACATATACAAACAGATAGAGCTCAATTTTATTTTAACAAAAAATTAAATGTTAATGAAGGTATTATAACATCTTATGATGAAGACTTGCAATTACAAAGAGTAGGTTCTACTAAAGTAACATTAAATTCAACAGGTGCATCAGTTTCAGGTAATCTTGGCATCAATGAAACTTCCCCTGATTCTAGATTGCATATTACTGGAACAGATGGTGGTTGGGATAAACATATTACTATTGAGCACGATGGAAGCGATATAGGTAAAATCTTAGTTGATACCGATGGTATGAAGTTTAGAAATATGAGCAGTGGAAATGCTTTCTACTTTAGAGATAGTTCAAACAACACTCGTATGATTATAACTTCAAGTGGATCAGTTGGAATTGGAACAACTTCTCCAGCTGGTGGTCTGCATGTTGCAGGGTTTATTAGAGTAGATAATGCTGAAGGTATAGCAACTAGGAAAGTTAGGGCTAGTTATTTTTCTACTAGCCAAAATTTAATACTAGAAACTCATTCATCATCAGATATAATAATGGATACAGGCAAGGTTGGTATTGGAACAAGTTCACCAGTAAGTCCTTTAACTATTAAATCAAACTCAGTAAGTTCGCAAGAAAGCGGTCTTGCTATTATAGCTAATGGTAGTAATGATGCAATCTTTAAAGTTGCTGAAAGATCAACAAATGGTGCACGTATGCATATGTTTGATGGAGGAGTTGAAAAAATTGCCTTCTATACAGATGGAACAGCAAACCATATAAGTGCAGGTAATCTTGGTATTGGGATAACATCTCCAAGTCATAAACTTCACGTAGCTGGAACAGGAAAATTTGAGGGTGCACTTACTGTAGTAGTTTCATCTGGAGGCGGAGCTGCTTTAGCTATAAATCATTCTGGAAACGAAAACTGGTCTTTTGATGCAAGAAGTGGCTCAGGTTCAACTGACTATGTAGACTTTGGTATTGCGGGGGGTACAAGATGTATGACTTGGCAAGAAGATGGCAAAGTTGGTATAGGTACAACTGCACCAGACGCACCTTTAACAGTTCATAGTAGTTCCGACCCTGAAATAAGAGTTGGTTATAGTTCTTCACAAGACCATAGAATTACTTGGGATAGTGCTAAATTATTTTTAGATGCCGACCCTGATAATGCTAATAATAATTCTGCTCTAGGGTTTAGAGTTGATGGAAGTGAGGCTGCTAGATTTGATTCATCAGGTAATTTTGGTATAGGAACAAGTTCTCTTACAAATAAATTTCATGTAAGCGGTAATGCAAGAATTGAAGGTAATCTTATGGCTGGTGGTGCAGCTGCATCTAATGTTCCAGCTAGACCTATTCATGTAAAATCAAGTGGAGACGGAGCTGCAATTCGTATTGAAGATACTACAAGTAGTAATCTTGCTTATGATATAAGAAGTACACATGGCACAGGTTTATTATTTGTTGATGTAACAAATGGTGCTACCCGAATGACTATTAAAGATTCAGGTGGAATTAATTTTAATAATGCATATACTTTTCCAACATCAGATGGCTCAGCAAACCAAGTACTACAAACAGATGGTTCAGGTAACTTAAGTTTTGCTACTGTGCAATCAGGTGGTGGTACAATCACTGGTGTTTCTAATATGGCAAATAATAGAATACTTACAGCACAGGGCTCAACTACTATTAATGCTGAAAGTAAACTTACTTTTGATGGAAGTACATTATTATCAACTGGAAATTCTATAATTGTTGATCCTGCTTCAAGTGATGCAGTATTATCCTTACAAGGTGCTTCAGGAGCCCAAACACTTAGGTTAGATCAAAATAGTATTAGAACTATGACAAATTCTAACTTAGATATATTTACAAATGGAAATAGTAATCAACTTTACTTAAGACAAAGTAATGGTTTTGTAGGTATAGGAACATCTGCACCTTTAAGAAATTTAGAAGTAAGTGGTGCTGGAGCTAAACTTCGTGTAGGGCCAGATTACTATACAGCAAATGGAAGTACTGATAGAGATTTTGTTGAATTACAAGCTCATGGTAGTGATACTAAAATAGTATCGCCTAACGAAAGATTCCATATTGAAAATACCTCAGGAGATATAATATTAACTAGTAATGCTGTTGCTATTGGTACTAATGGTACTGTAAGTGCTAAAACAGTAATTAACGTTAATGCATCTGGAACACAAGCCGCTTTACTTTTAAACAATGCACATAGTTATGGAAGTGGCGTTGGTACCGCTTCTACAGCATTACAATTTGCACGAGATAATACACCTACTAATGGCCAAGCAATTATAGGTGCACAGATACATTCAGGTAATGAAAACGAAAGTACAAGTAATCCACAAAATTTAATATTCTCAACTAAATCTGGAACAAGCCCGTATAACTTAACAGAGGCAATGAGGATTACTTCTCAACAGCGTGTTGGCATCGGAACTACATCGCCTGGCCAAAAACTAGAAGTTGCCGGTCGTGTTAGAGCAACAAGTGATCCAACTTTTGAGACATATGAATCATCAACTAAAAGAGGTGGTATTCAATGGAATACTGGAAGTGATTATCTAAATTTATTCACTGTAGGTGGACATATAGTATTATCTGGAAATGGTAATAACGTTGGTATAGACACTACTTCACCAGGACAAAAACTTGATGTTGCTGGTAATACAACATCAAATGCTTATATACTTAGGGCAAATGGATCCGCACCAACTGCTGATGCAGCTATATTTAGGGCAGCCGATAATACTTTAGCATTTTCTACAGGAAGCAGTGAAAAAATGCGTATTGATTCAGCTGGTAATATTGGTATTAATGATCCAAGTCCTGATAGAAAAGTTAGTATTATTGGTGATAGTACATCTAATGGACAATATCCATTATCACTTGATGCAACAAATACAGATTACACATTAGAATTTAGAAGAAACGGACAATCTGAATGGTGGATTAAACAAGCTGGATCTAGTTTTAATATACATGAAAATGGAGTAGGAGACCACTTCCGAATAGCAGCAGGTGGTAGTATCGGTATTGGAACCACATCACCCGCTCAAAAACTTCAGGTAGAAGGAAATATTCGAATGAATACACCTGATACTGGTGGTGCACCGGCAATGACATCTACATTAGAAATGAGAGGTTATGAAGGTCGTGGTGTTGGCGTAAAAATAAGAGATTCTGTTAACAGTGCAAGTAGCCCAAATAATAGAGAATGGTTTGTAGGAAGTGGGTATGGTACCTCTGGATTTAGAATTGGTTACGCAAGTGACGGCAATCAATCAGAGTATTCAGGCCAACAAGCACTTCACATTGATACCTCACGTAATGTTAGTATTGCTCAAGGCAACTTGCAAATGGGAGGCACAACAGTAATTGATTCTTCAAGAAATCTTACTGTAGTAGGTATTACAGGCACAGGTAGTTATCATGAGATTGGTAACAATACAGGAGCAGTTAGTAATGATGGAAGTTGGAATGCAAGACTTAATATTGCTGGTACTTCGCATGCTCGTTTAGATTTATTTGAAGACGCAGATGATTCTAAACTAAGACTATATGTTCACGTAGGCCAACAGGCGAAGATTCAAACTACTTCAAATACAAATATAGACTTAGGTACAAATGGTTCCAATAGAGTAATAATTGATAGTAGTGGATTAAATATTGTATCGGGTCATTCTATAAGACATAATAGTACAACTGTTTTAGACTCATCAAAAAATCTTGTAAATATAGGAACTATCTCTAGTGGTGCTATAACTTCTAATGTAAGTGATGGTACAGCAATTACTTTAAAAAGAAGTGGAAGTACAGCAGCTAAATTTGGCGTAGCTGCTGGACCAGTAGGATTTTTAGTTCTAAATGATACAACCTCTAATAATGTAGCCGCAATTAAAGGTACAAGTGCTGCGATTTTACCATCTACTAACGCAGGAGCAGATAAACATGGAACAATGAACTTAGGTTCAAGTAGTGTAAAATTTGCAAATCTTTTCCTTTCAAATTATGCAGACGCATCTTCATATAGAGTTGGTACAACTACAGTTATTGATTCTTCAAGAAACTTAACCAATATAGCATCAGCAAATATTGGAGGTGATTTAAACATTGCGAGTGTTATTGCCCATACTGGTGATTTAGACACTTACTTTCAATTCAATGCAGCTAATACAGCAAGAATTGTCGTAGGTGGATCTCAAAAATTTGTAGTTAATACTAATGGTGTGTCTATATCTAATGGCACTCTAAATATGAATAGTGGAGATATTACTTCTGGAGGAAACATAACAGTTGGAGATAGCTCAACTGCAAAACAAGTAAGAGCTCACTATAATGATGGTGCTCATATGACTCTTACAGGGTATGGTTTAGAAATGAATCGTGGTGCTTCTTACATACGACCAACTACAGATGGTAATAAAACACTTTATATTGGAGGAGCAGATGCCTCCTTAGATTGGTCATCAATCCATTTTAGAAGTGTAAACGGTCTTTATATGACTGGCACTAAATTTATTGACGCAAGTAGAAACATTAGTAATATTAATACTTTTTCTTCAACAGTAGCAGCACTTGGTCAAGCTGCAAGTGCTATGGACCAAACTAATCTTGATTTAGACGTTGCAGGAAATGTGTCTATTCGTGGTGGGTCTGCACTTTATTTTGGTATTACAACAAATAACTATAATTCTTGGAAAGGTAAAATTTGGAATAATAATACCTCAACAATGCAAATTAATGCGCAAGCATTAAACTTTAATAATACTGGTTACGGTTCAAGCACATTCTTTGTATCTAATTCAACTGGATTTGATATTCGTACTGGTAGCTTATTAATGAATGGTACAGCAGTTATAGATTCTTCAAGAAACCTTAATAATATTGGTACTATTAACATTGGTGGAACAACTACAGTCGGAGACTTTAAAACATCTGGTACAGTACAACTTGGTGGTAGTAGAGGAGTAATGCTAAAATCATTAACTGCAGTATTTAGTAATGGTACAGCAAATCAATATGCTCGTGTAAATTTAGGTAATAATTATTTTTCAGGAACTTTTAAAGTTAAAGTACAAGGAACATATAGCCATCAAAATACTGTTGGATATATAGAAAAAATTTGGTCAGTTGGATTAAATATTAACAATAGTGTATGGAGAAATACAGTTGAGCGAGTAGACCAATTTGGACTTGCAGCTCAAAACTTTACTATAGGAGATATTGCTTGGGACGGTTCTCAGTATTATTTTGATATTTATCATATTGTTTCTACAGGTAATAATATAAATATTGATCTTGAACTTCATAGTCATAACGCTCAACCTGCTATGTATACTGCTTTTGATGGAGTTACAGTAAGTAGTGTTACAACAGGCACTATACCAAGTGCTTTTAGTAGTCAATTTGCTTCTGGAGTAACTCCTTTTAGAAACACTAGATTAACAATTGATGGTGACATGAATGTAGGAGATGGCTCGAATGATAGTAGAGTTATAATTAAAAAGCCAGATAATAATGTTGCAGATCATATACAGTTTTTTAATGGATCAACAAGAACAGGCGAAATGGGTTCCATGGACAATTCATGGTTAAGAATAAACCAAGTAACTAATAAAAATATTTATACTCCAAGATATATTCGTGCTGATAATGGATTCTTTATTGATAGTACTTCAAAAGGTATTGATGGAAATGGTAATTTATTAGGAATTGGAACAGTTGCTTGTGGTGCTATAACAAGTAGTGCAGTCCAAACATTTACAAAATCTGTTTATGGTGATTTTTCATCAGAAAACTTTTACAGAATTAAATTTCAAGATCAAGGTGGCATAACAAATGACGTAGGCATAGGACAATTCCAGAGTGGAGCTTTAGGTTTCAATGTTACACAAGGGCAAGAGTTTAGATTTAATGAAGGAACAGATGGAATTGTTGGTGTTATAGGACCAAATGGTGTAGATGCTAGACAAGGTGGTTTCAGAATTGGTACAACCACAGTTATAAATTCTTCAAGAGAAATAAGAAACTGTCCTGGAATTTTTAATTCAAGTGATTTAGAAGCACTTACATTAGATCATGCAACATACACAATACTAAGAACTCCTGAAGCTCATTCTGCATTACATTTAGGAGATAGTGCAGATAGGGGTAACTATTACTCAAACAATGCTCACTACTTTAGAGATTTTAGTTCAAATATGTTATTAACTTTAACAGGAAGTGTTGCAAACTTAAATGGAATTAATTTACAGATGAGTGGAACAACAGTACTAGATAGTTCAAGAAATCTTACAAATATAGGAACTTCTAATTTTTCAGGAGCTATGACAGTAAATGCAAACATAGATTTAAGTTCAACAGATACAGCTACTCGTTATATACACATGCCTCGAGGCGGTGGAATCACATTCTATGGAGATACAAGTGTACACCATGGTATATTCTCAAGAAACCAATCTAATAGTTCAGCAGATGATTTACTAATTAGTTCTTATGGTGCAGTTTATATTGATTTAGACTCAAATAGCAATAATAGCTCAGCTGCAGATTTCATAATTGGCAAACATAACTCTACTGGATTAAATTTATTCAGTGTTAATGGAGAAACGGGAGCTGTAATTGGAACAAATGACATTACTGCATTTGGTTCACCATCAGATATTAGACTTAAAGAAAATATAGAAGTAATTGCTGATCCAATAGAAAAGGTACTAAAACTAAGAGGTGTCACATTTAATTACAAAGACACAGGTAAAAAATCAACTGGACTTATTGCACAAGATTTAGAAGAAGTCTTGCCAGAAGTTGTTTATGAAACACATGATATAAATGATGAAGAAAATAAATTTAAAGCAGTGAGATATGGTAATACCGTAGGTTTATTGGTTGAAGCAATAAAAACACAACAAGAACAAATTGACGAACTTAAACAACAAGTTCAAGATTTAACGAATCAAAAATAGTTCTTGACTTGAGAACAAAATTTTGATATAATTTAAAAATAAATATAGGACATTCGTCCTAAGGCTATAGAGGAGAAACATTATGGCAATAACAAAAGTAACAAAAGTACAACGTATCGAAGTATACCCAGCAATGGACTCAAGTGCGGCATCTACAAAAAATGATGCACATGAAAGAGTAATGGTTGTATACGAAGACACTCTAGATGATAGTGGAGACGCAGATTTACCTGTAACTGCTACAAGAGTAAAACATTTAACAAAATTAGTTGCAGATGATGGAGCAGCAACAGACTACTCAGGTGAAGATGCACTTGTAAAAGTAGTTTGCGCAGCAATCTGGGCATAAAATATGGCTACCCCTGCTAACAATAGTACACCCATTACATTACTTGGTATACAAAGAGAAGTATTTAATAATAACTATAACGCATCAAATACTCATAGTGATATTTCTTTAACTGATTTAAGTGAAGAAGCAGATGAAAATTTTAATGCAAATAGTCCAAGTAAGCCTGATGGAAATACGCCGCATGCAATGAGTGAGTGGTATAATTACGACCATGATGCAGCTCCCGCATTTACTTGGGGCACTAATGGAGGCGTATCTCAAGGTTGGGGTAGTGCATCAGGTAATTCACCATTTACAGCAAATGCAACTTGTAGTCTTGGTTTTGCATTTCAACCTGCTAATGATAGAGTAAGAGTAAAACATGGTAACGGTAATAATAGTAGTGCTGTATCTTATAGTTATAATAGCGTTAGCTATACAGGAGCCGACCCAGATCAGGTAGAATTTAAAATAGTTTGGACAGGAGTATTTTCTGGATCAACCACTAGTTCATCAGAAGCTTCAGGTTCAACTTCAGGTACTTATTATCAAATGTCTAAACAAACGACCTCAAGTGACAGCGGTACTTTTACTATGAGAAACTGGTTCATACAGAAATCATCTGGCGTAGGTGGTGCAGCATATAATGCAATTGGAGCTAATAGTCCACAGTGGACATATAGAGCAAAAGATTCAAGTGGAAATGTAATAGCAACAAGTGGTACCTCAAGTCAAAATGGAATTTCACTTTCAGTAACTAGAGGTCAACAAGGCGGAGAGTTCTTCTGTATACATGAAGATATAATGATTCAAACTGAACAAGGATTAATGAGTGTAAAAGATGTTGCAGACAAAGATCCGAAGATATGGACTTATAACTGGAATACTGGAGAAAAAGAATTACAAGACCAAAATCACAATATTCAAATAGTTCACAATAATTTATATACTATAAATGATAACTTTAAAATTACAGAAGACCATATTATGTATGATAAAGAAAAACGAGAATATACTATTAATCCAGATGCAACTCTAGATAAATATGGTAAAACTTCTCAAAAACTATCAGTTGGAATATCACTTAAAACTTTTGATGGCACCGACTTTATTGTGGAAAAAATTGAACGCTATGAAGGAGATCATTGGACGTACACAATTAGTACAGATAATGGAAACTTTTATGCAGGAAACTTATTAGTGGATTCAGAAATATGAAAAGTTATTTAGTAACATGTACTTATAGTGGTGGAACTAAACAAGGTTACATGCACGGTGAAGATTATGAAGAAGGCACTGCAGAGTATAATGCAGAGTTGGCTAGACTAACTGCAGAGGCTCAAAAAGGATTTGATAACTGGGATGCAGGAGATCGAGAATAAATAGTTTATTTACTAAAAATAAAAAAGGGGCTTTACGCCCCTTTCTTTTTAGACCTCTTCGGCCTCTACCACTTCAGGTTCTTCTGGTGGATTATCAATAACTTCTTTTAGTCTTTTGGTAAATCCCTCTGAAGCAACAACTATTTGGTCTAATTCCATTTGTATGTTTTGTTTTTTCACACCTAGATTATTTAGACACGCAACATAGTATTGTGCTTCTTGATTAAGCTCTGAAATGACATATTTCTTATCATCAAGCACTACGACTGGTTCTTCGTTAGTTACTTGAGGAGTTACATTTTCTGTCGACATATTTTCTCCTATTTAAAAATATCTTGCCAATTTCCTTGGGTACTAGCCTTAGCATACTCGGTAGCACGGTTTTCAAAAAAGTTGGTATGCTCAACCGCATTTACTTGCATATCAATCCAAGGTAAAGGATTTTCATTACTATGGAATATTGCTTTCATTCCTATCGCTAGTAATCTTCTATCCGCAATATAACGAATATACTCTTTTAC